CTTTCGGCTCCTCATTCTGGCTTGCGCCTCTTTCGGTGCTAGCTAAGGGTTAACCCGTAGTGGGTCGTATCCCTACGGAAATCCTGTCTGTGGAGGAAGCTTATGTCAGGGGAATCTCAAACGAAATCTGAGCGATATTCTTACGATTACTTGTATGCAATCGTAGGATATAGCGTAGACTCGTATGGAAATGTCACAGGGTCTAAAACCCCTACGGCATCTCGTGGCAGTCAATTTGTACGTACGAATTCTTTCATTGGGGAAACAAACCCCAAATGGAAGGATCAAATACGTGCTCATGTGAATGCTACGACTCCCGCTTCTGGTATCCGGTATTCTCATAAGGTATCTCCCTTTACTGGGACGATGTCTTTTGATATCTGGGATCCAGCTTTTCCACACGACAAAACTAGGCATTTCTACTCTGCTTATGGCTACATCCTTTATGATGTAGGCAGCGGCGTCGTAGGTGTACCTGGTAATGTCAAGACGAACGTTCGCAACCGCGCGATTGCTTCTTTTATTGACAAGTGCAAAGCTGCACGTTCCTCCATTGAGGGCGGGCAGGACTTGTACGAGTATAAGCAAACGCTCAATACACTACGCCATCCTTTGAAATCTCTCCGTGACCTCACTACCCATTATACCGCGACGGTGTTTAAGTTAAAAACATCGCGTAGGTATAAGGGGCCGGTGGGCCGGAAAGGTTTGGAAAAGGCAATTGTCGATACTTACCTTGAGTATACTTTCGGGGTTAACCCGTTAGTAGCTGATGTGTCTAGCATCATTGCTGATGCTAGTCGCACAAGGTTCAAGTCAGTCTCCGTTAGCGCGAGCGCTAGCGAAGAGTTTGGCTTTACAGAGGGGACTTTGCAAACCCCCGGTGTCCCTTTTATGCTTTACGAGTTAAACCAGACTAGAAAGTCTAAGTACGTCGTAAGGTATAAAGGTGCTGTATCGACTGGAGTTAAGGAAGATGGAACTATATCTATGGCTCAATCTCTTAGGCTTGTGCCTGAGGAGTTTCTGCCAACAGTATGGGATTGTCTTCCTTTCTCGTGGATGCTTGATTATGTCGCCAATGTTGGTGACATTATCACGGCTCTCTCATTCCCAACTGGATCTGTGGTGTGGGGCTGTGTAACTAATCGTACTGAGAATACCGTTACCTATGCAGGTAATGGTCGTCCTCAGACGATAGGTCTACTCAGCAACGCTACTCACGGTCTCCAGATTCAAGATCAGAGGGCTAGTGGCGGTGACGCTACCTTCAAAACTGTATCCTTTCTGCGGGACACAATGTATGGTTCTGACTTCTATCCGGATTTTCAAGTGAAAATTCCGCATAGTGTCAAACCTTTCATTAATTCCTTAGCAGTTGGGATTCAACAGTCTAGAAGGTTGTTATCTCGTTGACACTCATTTCCTTTAAATAGGGGTTTATATGTCATTTACTCTGTCAAGTCCAGTTACTGGCGGCGCGCAGACGAATTTTACTTCGCCTACGTACACGCTCGTGACTGACACTGCACCTACGGCAGCGGGAAAACAGTATGCTGTTTCCGCTATCGGTGGCACGCAGGCTGGCGTGGATTCTTCGTCCTCGCCATCACGCCCGTTCACGATCACTCTGTCTCGGCCTCCCGTTTTGCGGGCTCTGCCGGCAGTTGATCCTGCTACGGGCGTTCTTCGAAGTGTCCCAAACAATACGTATAAGATTGGTGTGAGAAAGGGCGTTACGCCTCTATCAGGCCAAGCTTCACGTACTGCACAGGCTTGGCTTGTCATCGACGTACCGGCTGGTGCCGATACTGCTGATGCTCCCAATGTCCGTGCAATGCTTTCCCTCCTTGCGGGGGCTATTGCTCAGATCTCTGCTGAGATCGGCAATACGGCAGTTTCCGGGGTCATTTAACTCTTAACAATCACTCAGTCTCTTTTGGAGCTTATAAATGAAAGATCGAGAATTAAATGAAAATCCGAAAACGTGTTTGGGTTTCAGTCATCGCGGCGCTTCTCCTTGCAGCAGGTGCCTCTCCGACGTTAGTCAGAGAATTACAAGCTGCGATCGAGTCTGTGCATGGGACGTCCTCAGTGGACTCCCAATAGCACTCAAGGGAAATGCTGCTTTTGCAGACACTACCTTGACGATCATGAGGGGTCAGGAACCAGAAAATATCTTCATTGATACTGACTGGCATCCTAGCCGGAGCGAGGCTAAATACCTCGTTCTTGAGCTACTGCGCCGCTATGGTGATCCAGTAAATACTGTTCGCTTAATTGTGAACATGAAGTACTGTTTCATCATTGTGTGACTTCACTTCGATTGGAGGTCAATATGTCAAGTCTGACTATCAACCTTGCCAATGCTTTGGCCACTGATCTTGCACGGACTTATAATCCGTACCAAGAGTTTGTCGCAAATGCTTTGCAACGAGACATTCTTCGGAAGTTAATCCCGAAAGATAGTTTCGAAGCGGACTTTTGCGCCGAGTATACCTTCCATGAAGCTAATGCTAAATGTGCGGCTTACTCGACTTCCTTTGAATGGGAGATCGATCGTGTTGTCTTCGGAGAAGTCCGAAGACTACTTGATTCTTTCTTCCATCCTCGGGGTGAGCTCTTGGTCCAGTCCTATGACGATCTCTTTTACGAGGGACGTCTTGGACCTGGTGTGAATGTGTGTTCCTCTGGGACTTCCCTTTTTGGGAAGCTTTGGAGTTCTCCACTTTCACACTCAAGTGCAGTGTTGTATGAAGAGTACATGCTACGAGTTAACGCTCTCCCAAATTGGCGTGAGGCGGAACAAGTCCGCCGCAAAAACTACGGAGAGCCCCTAGTAGTACCAGGGTCAAGGACTATCTTCGTCCCGAAGACGACCGCGACAAGTCGAATGATTTGTGCAGAACCTGTGTTGAATATGTTCTTTCAACTTGGTCTTGCATCGATCTTAGAGAGGAGATGCTTATCATTCTTTGGAATTGATATGGCTCTCCAACCCAAGGTCAATCGTCGACTAGCTTACGAAGGTTCGAAAGATGGCTCAATTGCCACAATCGATCTTTCGTCTGCTTCTGACTCAATATCATTAAAGTTGTGTAAGGACTTACTTCCTGAGTGGTTCTATGAACTACTCATGGATTTAAGATCCCCGACAACTGATATTGGCGGTACGCAGGTAAGGCTACACATGATGTCTACAATGGGGTGTGGATTCACATTCCCATTGCAAACCATCTTGTTTGCCGCTATATCGAAGGCTTGCCAAAACGTTTTTGGTAGGTCTGGTGATTCCCATGTTGTTGCTGTATTTGGTGATGATATTGCTTGCCCTTCGTGGGTAAGCGGTTACGTCATCAGGTATTTAAAGCAATATGGGTTTACCCCTAATGTCCAAAAGACATTCGTCGATGGTCCCTTCCGTGAATCTTGTGGTGCTGATTGGCTTAATGGTCAACCAGTTAGATCAGTTTTCATAAAGAAACTCGATACTCCACAAGATCGCGTCGTTGCCATAAATGCGCTGAACGATTGGTCCGCGTATACTGGTCTCTCATTGAGAGAAACCATTGCTGTCTTGTATGAGTCACTACCGAGGAGATTCAGAAATAGAATCCCTCGTAATGGCCCACAGGATGGCGGTATCCGCGTTCCGATCGGACTTGCTCCATCAAATGTTGATCACAATGGTTCTAGGAGATTTATCTCCTGGGAACCAAGAATGGTTCGCATTCGGTGGAATGAATCTGGTGAGCCTTTTGGGGCTTACCAGGTTATTCGCAAGTTAAAATGTAATCCTTACGGATTATTTCTTTCAGCTATGTATGGTGAGGTTAAATCGATGGCTACTTCGGTTAGGCATAACCTTAGTGTCTATCGAGCGAAGCGCCGTGTCAGTCCCAACTGGGATTGGCCGGCGGACGATACCCTTAACGGATATCGTCTAAATGGACAGCAGTGGGAAACTGCTGTAGGCGAGAATTTGAACGGTCTCGCCTAGCCTGCCCAGAAATGGGTAGTACTAACG